GTCTCAACCGTAACAGGGTCTTGACGCTTGCGCAACTCAGCAACCGTCTGCTCATAGGCAGGGAAAGTAACAACGCTCACATCAAACAATTGCACTTCTCGCAGTTCACGAACACTGCGATCATTGTTCCAAGAGTCCTTGATAGTGCGGAAAGCGAACGACATTTGCGAAAGATCGCCACGCTTCATTGCCGACATAATGCGAGCAGCGTCAGGATTCATTGGGTCAAGTTCAGCCTCAACACGCAAACCACGCTCATCCTCTTCAAGAGCAAGAGTGCCACTCTTAGAACGAGCAAGGGGAACACCCTCATGATCAATGAGAAGGCGTACATCAGCACCATCATTGAGCGTCTTGGAGAAAGCACCACGCTTCACATATTCAGTGAAGCCCATGAACTCTGACGGGGAATCCCAAACGGCTGCATAGCCCACAAGTGTCTTGCCATCGTTCTCAGAGCGAACCTCTAGATTGGAATAGGCAATACTGCGCTTCTCATCAACAGAAGTAGCAACCCACTGCACCGTTTCGCTCATAGTTACCTCAGATTACTCGCCTGAATCTAATCTTTCCACAATGCGTTCAGCATACGCTTGCGCTCTGCGAGCAGAAGCCTTAGTGCTTCCACCACCCCAGAGAAGCATTGCAACCAAACCAGCAGTGACCTCATCGCCCTGAACAGCATCAAGATCGTCAATGTGACGGGCGATCCATGCGCCAATCTTGCGCCACTTCCCTTCAGAGACAATGCCTTCAGCCATCTTACGAGCATCCTCAACTGTCTGTGGCATTAGACCATCACCACTCAAACCCTCTTCATGCAAAGCCAAACCTCGTCTAGCAGAGGCTCGCATAAACGCTGGAGCGGACAGATCAATCTTGCGCACCTCAACACGCTGCGCCACCTCAGTTGGTTCTACTGAAAGCAAATCCTCACGGATCACCCACAACTTGCAGATTCCATTTGGAGCGATATCACCCTCAACTGCTTCACACTTGCGACCACCCTCAAAGAGAACACAGTTAGAACACATCATGCCTTCAGAAGCGAACGGAGACTCGGCGACATAGTGCGCACCGTTTGCACCAATGCCTTGATCAAACATTCCGAACTCTTCAGCCAACTTCTCATAGAACTCATACATGGCGAACTGTCGTGGGTTCAACCCCATCTCAACCATGTCAGCCAAACCCTCAATCATTTCATCAGCATCTTCACCGTTCTCTGTTTCAGTTTCTGGCATTTCTGGAAGTTGCCGATTGCCAACCTCACCGATTGGATCAATCTTGTCCGAAATAGATGCAGCGACCATCTGAGCAATTGCATCCTTCTTGGTTTGATGACAGCCAATGGTTGTGTATGAACCATCTGGTTCACGCATAACTGCAGCCCATCCACTGCAATCGCTTTGATTCTGTGAGATTCCGTAAGGCATAGTTAGTCCGTGCTTGGTGTGAGGATTCTTAGTTCTTCTGTTACGCCAACTGCAGTAATGGCGTAAAGTTCTTCATTGTTTGGAAGAATGAATTGAAATGGCACAGCGTGTTTTTCTGTGAGCATTCCATTGGTTGTGGTCACATTTGATCCACCGATGTAGACAGTTCCATTACCAAGAACATGAAGATACACAGTGCGTGTCACATCGTCTTTGGCGATAACAAGTGATCGTGTGCTGGTGATCGTATGGTTCGTGCTGTTCATATCAGTTCCATTATCTCCAGATCATCTAGTTCCGCAATCCACGAGATGTTAGCGAACGCACTGGAAGTGAGCGCACCAAACTCTGCAGAGGCTGCACTAGAGACTACACGCACAGGCTTTGGTTTCGGCTTGATAACTGGTTTAGGAGGCTGAACCTTCAGTGGTTCTTCTTGTTTTATTTGTTCAATTTTCTGATGCTGTCTAGGTGTTGGTTGTACCCATCTGACTCCACCGCTACTGGCTGGTTTCACAACTGGTGTGACTATTGCTATTGCTGTTGCCTCCACCGATCCAAGTTCTGCTGTTGCAGTGACAGAACCAAAGGTTTCACTTATTGCAGATGCGCTCAAAGAACCAAACTCTGCAGACGCTGCATTGATCAGAACAACTTGTGTTGCTGCTGTTGCTGTTAGTGATCCAGATGCTGAAGCGGTTGCATTGTGAGAAACGACAGTTGATGCTGTGGAGTTCAGTGCTGCCGATGTGATAGCAGTAGCGATGTGAGTGACTGTGGATGTTGCGTTTGCGCTGGTGATGCCAAGAGTGCTGGATGCACTAGCGGTGACTGTTACTGCTGTTGTGCTGGTTGCGGTGAGCGATCCAAGCGGAGCGTTCCCTATTGCGAGGTTTGTGATTGCGATTGTTGCTGTAGCGGTTGCGCTTGCGGTGGCTGTCGCTGTAGCGGTGTGTGCGACCTTTGCGTTGCTAGTGGCTGTCGCTGCACCAAGTGACGCAGCAGCAGTGACACGAATAACTGGAGTGACAACAGTAGATGCTGTTGCTGTGAGAGAACCAGATCCTGTAGCAACACCAACTGTTGTGAAGTCTGTTCCGTCTAGAACACCTTGATCTAGAGAGTTGTTGTCAAGTGTGAATGCTGGTGATGCACCATCTAATCCATAGGCGGTGCTGTCTAGTTGAGATTCATCAAGCGTGAAGCGTTGAACGCTCATCGCTTATCTCAACTTGCGAGCGTCAGTGAAACAGACAGAGAGCCAGAAGGGATCGTGTAAGTGTCGCCAGCGGTGTACGGATTTCCAGTAATTGTTCCAGAGAACAAGAAGTTTCCAGAGGTGCTGTTATCCCATGCGGAGAAATATGTTGCATCCTGCGATCCAGCAATGTTTGTCCATGTCACATCAGCATCAGATGCAAGCGCACCAGAAGAGGCTGCAGCAAATGATGCACTCTTACGAGTTGTCTCAGTAGCAGTATTGGCTGTTCCAGTGGATGACGGATCGCCAACATGAAGTTGCACATACACGGTTGTTACAGCAAACGAGGTGTTGTTCCCCAATGCGTCAAGCCATTTATTAGCAAGATAAGAACTCAAACCAGCAGCCATTACTCATCAACCCTTTCTTCAATGATCGTCATGATGCGACCATCGGCATCACGCTCAACCTTCCTGCGCACAATCTTTGGTTCAGGAAGATTCAAGTTCACCACAGTCTCAGGCACATTGATGGTTTGCGGTTGCAGAGTGACCATTGGTGCTTCCACATTCACACGCTGTTCAGGCATATTGATGGAGATATCTTGCGGAGTCTCATTGATAACAAGAGGCTGAACGGGCTGCATATTACGCAGACTGCGCTCAGGTGGCATCTCATCCGTTCCTAGAGTTGGCAGATCGCCACCCTCAACACCAGCCATCGGTGAGCCAGCAACACCAAGAACAAACTGATCTCCACCTGCATACGGCTCACGGTTCTCAATCTCACGAGCCTCATTTGGTGTCATCGTGCCAGACATGATCTGAACCTGCTGCGCACGGATGCGAGTCATCAGGTCTGCTCGCAAGAACTCTTCAGGATTGAAACGAACCTGCTGTGGTGCAGGAAGCATCTCGCTGAAGCAGGACTCCAATCGGCGTACCCATCCAAGAAGCGAATACTTGAAGAATGCTGAACCCAACGCTTCAATGTTCTGATAGGTCTGCGAGTCTCCGCCAGTGCCGATGATCAGGTGCAGTGGAATGCGATACACACGAGCGATATCACGAATGATGGATTCTTTGTGTTCCAGCATCTGCATATCTGCTGCGCTCGTAGTGATTGATCGCCACTTCAATCCGCCCTGCAGTACGGCTGGCTTGCGATGCTTGTTGTGCGCTTCCATCCAAGCATCACGAATCTGCTGTGCCTGCTCTTTAGTGAGCGAACCATCAGTCTCCAACACCGATGATGGGGTTGCACCTTCACCGTAAAACTGCGCAAGGAAACGATCCATTGCAATACCAGTTCCGACAGTGTTACGCATCGCCTCTAATGGAGAGATACCAATGCGCTGATTCGGGAGAAGCATCCAGTGAATCGCACGAATATCTTTAGAGGAATACTTCATCTTTCCTAAGTCGTAGATGAGTTCTCCTGTGTCGGTTTCTGCAATTGATCGGACTGATCTGGGGTGAATGTTGCGCATCTCAACAGGAAGCCCATTTGATCCCTTTGGAGCATAAATGTATGCGTTGCCATGTAACGCAAGAGTGAGCATGGTCTGGTGAACGAACTCAAACATATTCTGGTGGTCGTTTGGTTTCTGCAAGACGGATGGAGTTGGCAACTTCTCAATTCTTCCTCCTCGTGTGCGAGTCAGTTCCACTGGCATTGATGCAATAGCGTCAGCAAGAATCGTGACTGCAGCAAGAACAGCAGTATGTGCGAATGCTGTAACCTCGTTGATTACCTCACCAGACCAGTTGTTGTAAAGAGGTCGTGCGGTGATCTGGTACGGATCAATAGAGGTTGGAAGCGCACGGGATTCTCTGTTTCGCCACAAACTCATGCTGCTAGACCTCCAGCAATCACCATCAATACTCCTGCCACAATAACACCGACAGGAACACTAAAGGAGCAGATGCCTGCAACTATGCAAATCCCTCCGATTACTTCAAGGCTAGTGGTGATGATCTGACGAAGGTTCATGTCCAAATGTCCAATACTGATGGTGTGGGTTCTTCTGGTGGTTTTCTTGTTGCACGATCTAGAGCCATAACCATAGCAATGCAAGCGTCAATCTTGCGCTTGGATTTGCCTTTGCTCAGTGTCCATCCGTTGGCACTCATGCGTTGTGCTGCAGACAGAACCTGATCCGTGAACATCGGTGAGCCATCGTGGGAAATCTTGCGAGCAACAATCATCTCGTAAGCGTTGCCACAGGCTGGAATCATGCGTTGCGCTGACTGTGGGAATGTCACCATGTTGAGTCCTTCATCCGACAGAATCTCTGCGCTGCGCTCAAAGAATGCTGGATCATAAACAAACTCTTGTACCTGATAGGTGTTGTGGAGTTCCCTGAGGTGTGCTTCTACGCCAGCCACATCCACACCATCCACTTGAGGTTGCCAAATCTTGGCTCGCACCACAACCCGTTCCTCTTGTGGCTGAGCCACAACAACACCGATGGTGTCTCGTTTGAGAGCCATGTCAATTCCAACCCACACAGGCAAATCAGGATCAAGTGTGCGCTGATGATCCACGCACTGTTCCCACGCTCCAGTTGGAAGCCACGATTCTTGTGAGCGTGTCCAGTTGTTCAATCGCCAACGGCGCACACTGCTCTCTGCTGTCTGCTTCACAGCAGAAGCCAAGTCCTCTGGATCAAGCAAGCCTTCAGCAAGATTCGGGTTCGCAATCATCCATGCTTTGCGGTCGTTGATATCGCAGTCCTCTGGTGCTTCCCACCACCAGAACCCGAATGTCTCATCATCCACCTCACCAGCAGCAACCTGCTTCCCGTACTGGTACATCCTTCC